CCGTGAATTTCGTGCAGGCCGATCAGCGGGCGCGCGATGGCCAGCCATTGCGGGTCGTCGTTCATCGCCCGCCCTCCTCGCCCGATTCCGCCGGGCAATGCGTCACCGCCCAGCACTGCTGCCGGCGGCGGTCAAAGGCGATCAGGCCGGCGCTGCCGATCAGGATCAGCCACAGCGGCCAGTGGCCAACGTCGTGGCCGCATATCTCGATGGCAGCGAAGATCGCCCCGGCGCCGAGCGTGACGTAGCTGTAGCCAAAGCCCACGAACAGCAGCGGGTGGCGGTGTTTGGATGGGTGCGCGTTATAGACCACGCAAATCGCACGGCCGAAGATGATGCCGGCAAGGCCGATGGCCACGATGGAGGGGATCATCGTCAGCATGTCAGGCCTCCCCGCGCTTGACCTGGCGGTAGATTCGCCAGAGGTAGGGCAGCAGGTGCGGCGCGGCGCCGATCGCGGCGGCTACTGCCAGCTGCAGCGGGCGATCCGGCACCGAGGCCAGCCAGGGCAGGTAGTGCGTGCTGCCGGCCACGGCCACGGGCACGAACACCCCAGCCAGAAAGCCGGACGCCACCACCAGGGCAAACACGCGCAGCGGCGTGCGATCGACGGTCGGGTCGGGTGGCAGGTGCAGCAGGGCCACCAATGCGGCGGCCAACCCGATGCCCATGGTAATCGGATCGATCGGCAAGGTGGCAGCCAGTGCCGTGCCGCTGGCGCCCCCCTTGGCGGCAGATTGCGCGATCGCGGATGCGTGCGCGGCGTGCGTCGGATCTGTCATAGAAATGTCCTGTCGGCGTCTTTGGCATAGTCGAATTCCCGCGTGCCGGGGATCTGGATCTTGTGCAGCTCATGTGGGTACAGGTCGGCGTCGATCGGCAGGTCGTTGCCGATGTCGAGGATGTAGGTCTTTCCGCCAGGCACCAGCTCGACGGCCAGTGCGGCGTGCCCGCGCTTTGCCTTTTCCTCGCGCGTGGCATAGGGCTTGGCAAAGCAGGTGATGATGCGCATCTGTGCGATCGGCATGCCCATATGCTTAAGACGCTGCAGCTTCGCCAGCGCCATGTCCTCGCAGTCGCCATCCGCCTCGGCGGACTCCCAAAACTCAACCAGGCCGTACTTGGCCGGATCGGTCGTGTAGGGCAGCAGGTTGACCTTGGCATTGACCAGGCGCAGATCGATGTAGGTCAGCGCCGTCATTGCGTGCCTCCGCACTCGGCGCGATCGGGATGGCGGTTGCAGTAATCCACAAAGCCATACGGCGCTGGAGCGCGATCGCCGCTGCTTTCAAGGCGCTGCTGGCTGGCGCAGCCGCCGAGCAGCAGCCCAAACGCAAGCACAACGCCGGTCAGCAGCAGGATCAGGATGGCGCGTGTCATGGTCAGGTCTTGATGATGTAGTTGGCCACCAGCGTGGGCTGGACGTTGTCGTGGGCGCTGCTGGCGGCGCTGCCGCCGGTGCTGCCGGTGCTGCTGCCGGTGCTGCCGGATACATAGACGCCGCCAATCAGGCCTGATTCACCGCCACCGGCGCCCGTCAGGCCGGTAATCGGCGTCAGGCTGTGCGTATGGCTCGGCAGTCCGCTTTGTGCGGCTGTCAGCGTTATGTTCTGCGCGCCCCCTGTCGCGCCCAGCGTGGCGCCATCGACGCCGCTGCCGGCGGTGGTCAGGCGGCTGGCGGCGCTGCCGCCCATGTCGTCCTGGCCGGCGATCACGCGGCCGCGGGCGTCGGGGATATTGAAGGTGCTGCTGCCGTCGCCGACACCAAAGGTGGTGCCGATGGCCGAGAACAGGCTGGCATAGGTGGTGCGGCTGATGGCGCTGCCATCGCACAGCAACCAGCCCGAGGGGGCGCTGGTGCCGCCATAGCCGGTGATCGAGCCGCTGGGCACGCCGCTGGATTTGCCGATGGTGACCCAGGCCGTGCCGGTGCAATAGATCAGCACCGATTCCCCGGCATTCACGGCCAGCGTGGTGCTGCCATCAATGGTCTCGGTCAGGTTCGGGTCGATCGTGATCACCCCGGTGCCGCTGTTGCGCACGCTGACGTTGAAGCCGTCGCCGGCCGTGGCGGCGGCCAGCAGCGAGAGCGTCCAGGTACCGGTCGTGGCATCGATCAGCTTGCCCTTGTCGGCGGCCAGCACGGCGTAGGTGGTGGTCTTTGCGGCATAGCCGCTGGCAGGCGCACCCAGGGTGGCCAGCGCCGTGACGGGGGCGCCGTCCGCCCCGATCAGGCCGGAAAGGAAGTCGCGCAGCGCGCTGATGGCGGCCTTGAAGTCACCCTCGGTGACCCCTGCGCCGGTAAAGTCGGATGATGCGGGAAGTGCGGTCGGCATGTCAGGCGCTCCACATAAGATCGGTGCTGGTGGCGGACCACATCAGGTCGGTATCGGTGACCGACCACATGTAATCCGAATAGGTGCTGTAGGCCACCTGGACAAACGGCCCCAGCGTGAAGCCGAAGCCGGCCACGCGGATCAGGGTGTCGTTGCCATAAGCGGCAGGCACCACGCAGTTGTTGCTGGTGACTTCGGCGACACGGCTCCAGGTGTCGCCGTCGCTGGATACTTCGACCACGTAATAGCGGGCGCCGGGCGCGGCCTGCCAGCTCACCAGCATGGTGGTGGCGTCATCGACTTGCGAACGCACGGCGAGCCCGGCCACCACCGGACGGGTGTAAAGGCTGATCAGCTGCGAGGATTGCGCGGCCGGCGCGGTAACGCCTTCGTCGGCCGTGTGCACGCTGTCGTCTTCGTTGATCGCCTCGATGGCCACGCGATGCAGGCCACTTGGCTTGACGGCCACCACCCGGGCTGGCTGACGCCAGGTGATGCCGGCGCCGAAAGCAAAGTGGGTGCGCTCCTCGGCGCCGCCGGTGTAGGGCGTGTCGTCGAGCGTGGCAGACGTATGCACTACATGGTAGGCATCGGCGCCGGCGGTGACCACGTAGGGCCCGCTGACGCCACCGTTGCGCTTGCGCAAGCCGATGTAATGCGTGCCGACGCCAAAGCTCACCGGCTCGGACAGCGTGATCACTTTGGTGCCGGCGTCGTAGCCCACCACTTCGCCGCTGGTGCCCCACGCCGGCATGTCGTGAGCGATGGCGATCAAGTCGCCAAAGCTGGGAATGAAGCCGTCCATCTCGGTGGCGAAGCTGATGCGCTTGCGGCGGTAGCGATTCACGGCGGCGAGGTAGATGCCCTCGCGATAGGCCTGATCACGATCGGTGACGCCGAACATGTCGACCTTGAAGGCCTTGGCTTCGTCGCTGCCGGGCAGGCTGGCCGTGACGCGGCGCGGCGACCAAACATCGCCGTCGAAATAGCCGACATCGATGCAGTCGGACGTGTCGTCGGTCGGCATCAGGTAATCGATCGAGAAGGACCCCTTGGCGATGTTGCGCATCGAGAACAGCGCCACCGGCACCGTGGCGGCCTCGTCGCGCACAAAGTGCACAATGCCGCCCTGGATATAGGGCTTGGTGCGCACCGCCTGGCCGATGCGGGTGACGGCCTCCCACAGGGTGATGGTGCTGTCAAAGCGGCCATCGAAAGTGTCGCCGCGCGCGGCATAGGTGGCGGCCAGGGTCAGCAGCTGGTCGACATCGATGCGCGAATCATCCAGGGCGCCGCCGTAGCTGGCGCGCAGCACATCTGCCATGGCCCAGGCCGGCGAGCGCGTTACTTGCGGCGCGGTCCAGACGCTGCCATTCCAGATCGGCAGCTTGCGCGTGGCAATGACGTTGATCTTGCGCGCGGCCTGTCCGGAAAGGTTGTTGCTGGCCCGCATACGCAGCGCGATCACTGTCTGCCCGGGCCAGGTGCGAGTTTCCGGCAGGTAGGCGCGCAGGCCCACCCAGTTGAGATCGTCACCATAGCGGGTGCTGCCGCCGGCCGCGCTGGTGCGTTTGACGCGGACTTCGTAGCGGCCGCTGAGCGCGGTGAAGCGGAAGCTGTAGCGCTGCGGGGTGTTGGTAGCGGCGCTGACGGTCTCGCTGCCGATCGCCACCCAGCTACCCAGCGGCGAGCCCCCGGAATCGATCAGGCGGGCTTCGACCGTGAAGCTGATCGAAACCGTCGAGAGGCCGCCAGTGTCGTTGGCGTAGTACAGGCCGCGCGGGCAAGCCACATCTACCGCAATGGCATTGGCCGTGGTGCCGGCGGCATTGGCGGTGAAGGGGCCGATCCAGGTGTCGTAGGTCAGCTCCTGGCCGGATACCTCGGCACTGGTGACCACGTTGGAGGGGAACAGGCTCAGCGTGCCACCCGGCTCGATCACCTCGTAGTCGATTTCCTCGAAGTTGCCGATCGGCGTGTCTTCGATGCGGATCGCGTCGATCTCGTAATAGCCCTGCCCCAACGCCAGCAGCTGGAAAAGGTATTGCTCGTTGCCGGAGTACTCGGCATAGGGCTGGGCGGCAAAGTCGGGATAGGCCATCAGGTAGCCGTACTGCACCGGGATTGCCGCATCCAGGCGCGCCATATTGCCCTGCGCCTGCACCGAATAGGTCGGGCTGGGCGAGGCCATGGTAGACGCGACTTGCGGCGATGGAAGCGCAGGCTTGCCCGCGAAGGCGGCGCCGATCAGGGCGTTGCCGGCAATGCTGATCCCGGCCGACAAAGCAGTGATGGCATAGGATGCGGTGGCGGACACGAACGTGCCACCCATGGAGACATACAAGGCTTCGCCCAAGCCCGGGGCCATCATGTTGAGCGCCACCATGGCCACGATCTGCATCGGGTTCTTGCCACCATCGCCACCGCCACCAAGCGGCAGCACGACGAAGGCAACGACGTCGCCATCCATGACGCGGCGGCGCCACTCGTTGCGCAGGATCACGCGACCATTGTGATAAGCGATCACCGGCTGGCGCGTGCGCGGCGCCAGCGCACCGATGCGGCGACGCCGGCGTACTTCGCGCTGTGTGCGGCGGGACGGGTTGCACGGGTCCCGCAGGGTCAGCACCTGGGCGCGCATCAGATCACCCTCCGGTAGAACTGCAGGCGCGACCAGCCGGCGCGCTCGAGCGCATTGCGGCTGCTGAAGATGACGCCCATCGGATCCTGGCAGTGCAGCACCCCGCCACCGTCGGCATCGACCCAGATGCCAACGTGCGAGGGGTAGCGGCTATGCGCCAGCAGTACGGCATCGCCTTCGATCGGGTACTCGACGGCATTCCACAGGGCACGCTCGGGGTGGTGGCTGAAGGCGCGGGTGATGCTGCGCAGGTTGCTGCCATTGACCGTCACCACCGGCACCTCGAGGCCGAACTGCTCGGCCCAGACGCGGCGACAGAAGGCCCAGCAGTCATTGGTTTGCGGCGCGTAGGGCTCGCCGATGTATTGCGTGGCCCAGTGCGTCATTGCAGCACCAGCCCGGGGAAAGTCTCGGCCGTGTAGGTCTCGCTCGGGAATCGCTTGTTGACGATGTCGGAGAACCCGGCCACGGCACGGATGCGCATGGGGTTGGCGTTGATCTGGAAAATGGTCAGCGTGAGCGGCGGATCATTGGCCGGCGCGGACAGATCGTCCGAGGTGTAGGCGCGATAGATCACCGAGAGCAGGCTGGTCGAGGCCATGGCCAGCTCGATGTTGGCGAGGATCTCGCGCGATACGTTGTCGATTTCGATCAGCAGCTGCGGCGTACCGCCAGCGCCGACTTCCGGCGGCACCAGGTCAAACTGATAGGCCGTGAAGGTCACCTCGGTCGAGGCATCTTCGGGCGCCGTGGTTTCCAGCGTGGCATCCAGATCGACCAGATCGCGCACGACGCGGATCGGGCTGGCGAAGCTGCTGTGCCGGATCTCCAGCGTGTGGTAGATCACCACATCGGCCGGCGCGGCGGCGTAAGCCTCTTTGATGGCCTCGGAGAGCGTGGCGTCAGACATGTGACAGCCCCCGCGCAAAACCGGCGCGCCCCCCAAGGGGGTGTGATGCTTGCTTGAGACGGCTCGGCGCGCGCATCAACGCACTTCCCACTGCGCGGAGACGGCCCACTTGTCGGACTTCAGCAGGTTGCCCTGGAAGGCACCGATAAAGCGCGCCTCCTGCGAGGTGGCGCCGGTATTGCCGACGCGCAGGCTGACGGTGAACCACGCCGAGCCGCCCGCCGCCTCGGAGGAATTCTCGAACCAGGTGCGGAAGGCATCCATCTGCGCATCCGTAAAGATCCAGCTCACCTGCACGCGATCAATGCGAGCGAAGGTGACGCGGCGCGCGCGCGCGGCGCCGGATTCCATGTCACTGCGCAGGCTTTGGTCGCCAGGCGAAAGCTGGTAACCCTGCAGGCTGGGCGCGGGAAGCGTGGTCGGCCAGGTCGCCATCAGTACGCTCCCGCCGCACGGTTCATGCCGTAGGTGGATTCCAGCGCCGACGGCACCGCCCCGCTGCCGCGGGCAATGTCGCCGGCGATCGCCGACTTCACGCGATCGACGAACACGTCAAGCACGTTCTGCTGGCCATCGGTACGCCGCTGCACCTGGCCGCCGCGGCTGGCGTCTTCAATGATGTTCACCACCAGGCTGCCACCCCCGCTACCACCCCGCCCTTGTGACGGCGGAATGACGGTGCCACTGACGCCGGGCACCAGGATCTCGGGGCCGTTTTCTCCAACGACGTAAAACTGCCCGGGGTTCACCGGACCGCCTGACGCGCGGCCACCGCCAAACAGACCGGCGAATGGGTTGTTGTCCTTGATGAATCCGGAGACGGCCTTGCCGATGGGCTCGGTCAGGGTTTTGCGCAACACGATGCGTGCCACATCCATGGCCAGCCCGTTGATGACTTCAGACAGCTTCTTGCCGCCAAGAACAGCATCCTCGAACGCACTGGAAAAGCTCGCGCCCATGTCCAGGGCGAAGTTGTCGACTTCCTTGACCTTCTCGCCCAGCAGGCCAAGGCGCGTCTGCGCGGCTTCGACAAACTGCTGCTCACTGATCTTGCCGGCCTCGAGCGCCTCGGCCAACAGTTGCATGTCCTGCTGCTGCTTTTCCAGTTGCGCAGTGGGCGTGGCGGCGAGCAGGTCGTTGAGCTGGCTGGACTCCTTGCTGGCCTTGGCCGTCATGCCGGTGAGCTTCTCCAGGGCAGAGGTGTAGATGTCGGCATCGAGGCCCGAGTCGAAGAAGAGCTTGTCGAGGGCTTCGATTTGATCGGCCAGTTCGCGCGACTTGACCACGGCGCTGTTGTTGATGGCACCGGCGACGGCCTCATTGATGCGGGCGGAGTAGTCCTGCACGCTGCCGACGGCCTTTTCGCTGCCCTCCTTGCCCTGCTTGCCGACCAGACCCATGGCGCGGCGGATGGCCTCCTGTTGGGCCTTGATGCGGGCGGCGATCTGCGCCGGGGTCTCGGCCGGGCCGTCCCCCGGGCGGTCGAGGCCGAGGCCGGTGCCCAGCTCAGCGATGTCGCGATAGATGCGCTGCGCCTGGGCGCGCTCGGCCAGCGCTGTGGCGAGGAAATTCTGTCGCGAGTTGCCGGTAGTGATACGCGCCATGGCTTCGTTGAAGTCGGCCGCCAGATCGTGCGCCGAGGCGCCGACCTGTTTGATCAGGGCGTTCAGCGGGTTGAGGACCTGGGCGCCGATGCCGCCGAAACCGATCCAGACCGCCTTGAGCGCGCCACCCTCCTGCGCGGCAACGGCCATGGCGCCGGAGATCTCGGTCATGGCCGGCAGCATGTTGCTGACCAGGGTGATCGAGGCGGCCTTGCTGTGCAGTTGCAGCTCGGCCAGCTGGTCGTTGAACTTGTCGGCCTGCGGCGCGAGCAGCGCCATGCGCTCGCCATAGGCGCGGGCTTTTTCCTGCGCCTCGGCCAGCCCCTGGCTGCCCAGGTTCAGCATGGGGATCATGTCCATGCCGGCCTTACCGAACAGCTTGACGGCCAGCGCGGTCTTGGTCACGCCGTCGGGCATGGCGGCGAACAGGTCGGCGAGCTGGATCATCGCGCCGTTGGCATCGGTGGCGCTGATGCCGGCCTGCTTGAGGGCGTCGCCGTTCTCGAGCATGTAGGTCGACAGGCCCTTGACGCCTTTGGCCACCGACTCGAGGCTGGTGCCGGACTGCTCGGCGGCCAGCTTCCAGGTGGCGAGATCCTTGACGCTGATGCCGACCTTTTGCGAGAGGTCGTTCATCTGGTCGCCCAGATCGACAATGCCCTTGACCTGATCCATCAGGGCACCGACCGAGAAGGCGGCCGCCATGCCGGCGAAGGCCGCCTTGGCAGCGCCGAAAGCCGACTCCATGCGCTGGGCGCTTTTCTCGGCCATGTGCGACACCTTGCCGAGGTCCTGCTCGATGTTGGCGAGCCGGGCATTGATGTCGATGGTCAGCGTAGCCAGTGCCATCAGGATGTCTCCGGTGGATGATCGTGCTGCCAGTCGCGGATGGCGACCAGCTGTACGACCAGCGCTTCGATGTCGGTGATGCCGAGGATCTCGGCAACGGTGTCAAGGCCGGCCCACTCCAGGCCGCCCAGCAGGTTCCAGGCGCGGATGGCGGGCTGGAATGCCTCGGGTGGTGCCGTGGGTACAGCCGATGCGGGAAAGCCTGGCAAGCCGGCAACGCTGCCGCCGGCCAGCCAGGCCGTCAGTTTTTTGCGGTGGCCTCGAGCGCCTTGGCGTGCTCGGCATAGCTGCCGAGGATGGCTTCGACCAGCGGCCCGAACAGATCGGGACGATCGGCCAGCCATTCGCCGCACAGCGCGCCATCGAAGGGCAGCGGGTGGGCATCGCCCCCGGGGATGCCCATCGACAGGCTGCTGACGCCATCCCAGCCGACGACGAAGGGAAAGAGCCGGGCGACACTGCGCGTGCCGCCCAGTTCCATCATCTCGACGTCGGTGGGCCGGCGCACGATGAAGGTGAAGCCGCCGGCCTCGACCTTCGTTTCGCGCGCCCTCCTGAGCTTTTCGATCAGGCTCATGCGATCAGCTCGAGTAGTACGTCGGCGTGCCGTTCATGGTGATCGCGGCCTGCGTGGTCACCAGTTGCTGCGCGCTGCCGGAGGGGCGGCCATCGAAGCCGACATAGCCGGCGAAGACCATGATCTGGCCACCGGTGCCAAAAGTGAACTTGAAGGCGCGCTTAGCCTGGGCGTCGGAAGCGGTCTTCATGGCGGCCTGGCCAGAGTCGGAGACATCCCAGATGTGGTCCATGGTGAAGGTGGCCGAATTGGGCAGGCCGGGCACCTGGCTCTTGGCGTTCGAGTGGATGGTGGTGGTGTCGATGAAATCGAAACCGCCGCCGGATCCGGAGATCGAGGTCGCCGTGGTGACGCTGGTACCGAAGGTGATGACCTCGGCGGTGCCGGAGCTGAAGGTACCGAAGAGCGTGGTGTCGACGCCTTCGAGCTCGAAGGTATTGCCGCCGGCATTGACGTTGGCGACGCGCACCACGCGATCGTTGAGCTGGTGCATGCCCTGGACCGAGAGGAAGACGTAATCGCCGTTGGAGGGATCGGTGCCGGTGTAGGTGACGACGCCGGGATTGGCCTTGGTGATGCCGGTGATGGTGACGGCGGTCGCCAGGGCGGATTGCATGGCGATGGCGACGTTGGACCACTTGCGAGCGGTGGACATGGTGCGTTCCTTTCTTCAAAAAAAAGCCCGCCGGAGGGCGGGCTGCTGCGGGTCCCCGTCGCCGGGGAATTCGGTGATGCTTCAGCTCGTGGCGAAGGTCGTCACGGTCAGGTTGGTGGCATACAGGCCGGACTGCGGATCGAACACCGCTTCGCGCGCGACACGAACCCAGGTGCCGGTGAGCAAACCCTCGATCGCCACGGCGGCAGCATCGGCGGCGGCGCGGGTGGCGGCCCAGCAACCGACCTGCAGGTCGACATCGGCGCCGAACACCTGGCCGGAAACGCTGCGAACCTCATCGGTGCGGGCGCGGGCAAAGACGATTGCCGGGTAGTCGCACTCTTCGGGCAGCGCATCGGGGTAAATGCGCGTGGCCACCAGCGCAGTGACTGCACTGGCGCCGGAGAGCAGGCTGTAGAAATCGGATTCGACGCTCATGGGGCGCGCGTTTTGGCGTTAAGTTTTTCGATCTGCGGCACGACGCTGCGCATGAAGGTGTTGATGGCCTCCTGGCCTTTGCTTTCGGCGGCCGGGCGCAGGAAGGGGCGCGCGGCCATCTTGCGCGTGCCCAGTTCGACGAAGCGCCAGTAGAACGGATCATTCGGGTTGCTGGCCCCGGCCTTGCCCAGGCGGCGCACGCGGGCCTTGCCACGGATGCCGCGCACGTTGACATAGACGCCTTCGTCGCCGGCGGCACGGGCGAACTTGCTGGCCCGCACCACGATGTTGCGCTTGACGGTGCCCGGCAGCCGGCGCTTGGTCGGCACGGCCAGCACGGGCGCCGCGGCGCGCGAGGCGGCCTGGATCACCTTGCCGGCCTCGCGCAGGGCGCTGCGCACGGCGCGGGTGCGGATATGTACCGAGGCCTCAGCCAGGGCGCGCTTGAGTTCATCGACGCCCTCGAGCTTGATCTGCAGCGCATCAGCCATTGCGCACCCCGCTGATGGCCATGATCTCGAGGCCGTCGCGACGGCCCAGCTCGGCAATGCCGACGATATCGAGCGGCTGGTCGCGCCACATCAGGCGCATGTCGCGGGTGATGTCGTCGCGGTAGCGCAGGCGCACCTTGTGATCGACGCTGCCCTGCATCTGCGCGGCGGCGAAGAATTCCTTGGCGCGCAGGGGCGTAACCTCGGCCCAGACGGTATCCAGCGCAACCCAGGCGACGACCTCTTCGCCATTGCTGGCACGGGTGACGCTCTTGGTCTGGACGGTGATGCGCTGGTCGAGGCGGCCGGCTTGCATGATCAGGCGATCTGGAGGATGCGGTAGGCGTCGAGCAGCGCATCGACGAACGGCAGCGGCTCGAGCTTGACGACGCTGCTGGCTTCGCGGTTAGCGTACCAGTGGGCGATCTGCACCAGCATCCACTGCTTGATTTCCTGCGGGACGGCCGCGGCGGCACCGTAGCCGCAGGTGTATTCGACACGCACGGCCTCGGGTACCTCGCGCGTATTGGGCCAGCTGCTGCCGTAGGCCGGGGTGACGAGGCCGAGCAGTGCAGACGTATAGACCTCGTAGGCGTCCGTGGCCATGGTTTGCAGGGTGCCGTCGACATCGAGGTACTTGAGCGAGGCCACACTGAGCAGCGGCGGCTTGGGCAGGCCGATCGCGGCGCAAGGAAACTCGTCGAGGCGATAGGTCCAGGTTTGCGTGATCAGGGCGCGGCCGGTGATGTCTTCAGCCTGGCGCCGGGCGGCTGTGATCAGGGCGGCCAGGAGCGGATCCGCCGTGGTGTTGGTAGCGGGCGCGCCGGCGCCAAGGCTGCTGTCGGCCGTGTTGTCGGTGTAGGTGGTGGTACTGTTGTCGGCCAGTGTGGCCAGCAGCAGGTAGGTGCTGCCGCCGGCGACAGTGCGGTACAGCTTGCGCGCGGTAACGCTGCTGCCGCCCAGCGGGATGCTGGTGAGCGATACCTTGCCATTGACCGCCTTGTCGGCCACGGTGACCGCTGACGAGACCGCGCCAGCCTCGGTCTCACCATCGGCCGTGACAAAGGTGACGCAGTAGCGGTGCGCGCCGTTGTCGACATTGCCCGCCGCAGCCGGCGAGATCAGCGCCGCCGTTGGCACCATCGGCGCCGGCTCCTGGCTGCCGGCGCCCAGGCGCAGATGCGCCGAGACCTCGGCGATCGTCAGCGGCTCGGTCGCCGGCGCAGTGGTGAGGGTGAGACCCATGGGTCAGAGTTCCTGGTTAGTGGGCAGCAAGAGCCCGGCCTCGGCAAGTTCGGCTTCCGTCAGCGCACCACGGACGCGCTCATTGACCGGCACGGACCACGGTCCGGTTTCCTCGTCCTGCGCCGGGATCGCCCATTGCAGGGTCTGCCCTGCGGCGACACTGGCGGCATAGGCGGGATCGTTGGCGATCAGGTACTCGTGGCAGCGCGTGGCAAGTTCTTGCGCTTCGGCTTGCGTGGGTTTGGTCAGGATCATCAGGAGACTCCGTGCTTGTTCATCAACGCCCTTATCACATTGGCGCGCGTGGCAGCGTCGTGAGCGACGTTGTAGATCAAAACTTCGTAGGCTTGGATGTTGCCTAAAAACAGCGCCCCAGTTGCGTATGCGCCGAGCGTGAATCCCCCAGCGTTTTTTACACCCACATTGCCAGTGACTTCAGCAGAAGCGTTTACTTGTATTGACGAGCTCGCTCCGTTAAATACAGAGCAAACAACACCCTTCGCGCCAACGGCTAAATCGGAAGTTTGCGGACCAGCGGCCCCCGCACTAAGGGTTAGCGTTGGTGTGCTGGGTGATTGGTAACACAACATCGAATCAGTGCCATTGCCGTCGAAAAAATAATCAGGGTTCGTCCAACTTACCTGCTTCGCCACCAGATAAACCGTCTCCGGCTGATTCAGCGTGAAGGCGTTGCACTTCATAAAGTGCGCCGCGCCATCGAACAGCAGCGACGGCCGATCCACGATCTGCGCGGGCTTGCTGCCGGTGCTGTTGATCGTCCA